AAGACTCCTGTGCTGAATCATATGTGATTCCCGCGCCTTCTGATTTAACAGGGGCAGCACCAAAGCCTGACAGCTTCACTTCTTCTTCAAAAGAACGTTCAGATGATTCAGTTTCGTAAATCATCGTGTGCTCTTCACCGTACTTCTCATATTCCAGACCGAACAATGCGTTCAGACCCGGGAGAAGTTCTTTTAACATTTGTGCTCTTGAAATAGCCATGTTTCTCTCCTTAGCTCAGCGCTAGTCCAGTGCCAGCAGTTGTGGCAAAAAGTGAAAGATTCAGGTGATAGCCGTTAAATCTACAGAGACAATCTGTAAAGGCATCACCCACCTCACTAAACGGCCCATCAACAAATCCAACAATCCGGATAGGAAGTGTTTCTGTTGCGGCGGCATCTGAAGCATCAATGGTATTTCTGCTAATGCCGTGAATAGTGTTTCCTGCTGTGACGTTAACGCCAACATTAGATTGCAATGTTGCCTGTGTCATCACTCCGTCAGCCTGCATCAGGAAATGGACATATGGATCGTCCACAACGTGTGCAACAGCATCGGTAGCAGCGTTGGAGGCAGGCCAATAATTACTATTGGTGTACTGCCCGGTTGTAGGATCGGTATAGGAACATCCCATAAAGATACCGATAAGACCAGCGTTCATGGTGGTCGTACCAGTTTCCTTTGCGATTGTTCCAGTTACCGCCAAGTTAACAAAGTCACCCTTCGAGATTTGCGTACCATAGGTAGTTATAATCGGGTAAGAGTTGACCTTTCCGGTGAAAGAACCTGATGAGCTTAGAGAGCTTACTGGTTCCGCGCCGGTGGCATTAGCTGTAGCTGACATAAATATGTCCTCATATTGGGTTTAGGTTATAAAGGCTGCCCCCAAAAAAAGAGGGGGTTAGCCTTTGCCGAATTGTGTGCGCGATTTACTCTCGTTGTACTTAGGCATAACGGGATTTTGATCGTTCATAAAGCCATGATCAACGGATTTAAGTTGCTGTATGGCGGTGTCTTCAAAGTGCTTGTTACGCTGGTTTGCAATTTCCGCTGGGATTTTGCATAACAGCAAACCACCAATCTCAACACCATCGGGCCATCTTGAATCCATATCTGATGTAACTTCAAGTTCTGGATAGTCCTTGGCAACAATCGGAACCCATCCTTCCCTGAATCTACGCGATACGTTTCTCATATCGGGCTGTCCAAGAGATGCTGTTCGGATGTACCTGTGCTTCCAGCCGTCCTCTGGATTCGGCATCGGTAATTGTGATGGCGGAACCCATGAATCGGACGGTCTTGTAGTGGCTTCGCGTGAGTCCTGCTCACGATTGCTGCGGTCCTGTTTATCAAGACTGAGTGTTTCTGTATTGCTTGTATGACGATCAGTATCCGTATCAACGGTAAAGTCGTTTGTACCTGTTTGCTCTTGATTCACTGTAATACTCCTTTTTGTGCGGCGTACAGTTCAAGTGATACTCCTAGCGTTTTTGCAAGAGCCACTTCTTCCGGCTCTAGGTGTACCGTTTTTGATTTTCCTCCACTGTTCCTTGAACTGGGAGCGACTACCGTAAACGGTTTTCCCTGAGTTGTATCAGAGAAATATTCTGGAAATCTTTTGCGAACCTCGCTATCAATGGCCTCGTAATATTCATCACTGTCCGACTTAACATGCTGATCATTGATCAATGTCTCATGCTTGGCATAGGCAATTGCAGTCATGTCCCTGTGCTTGGGATTACCAAACCACGGATTTTGCTGCGCCCAGTTGCTCGATTCCGCAGTTGGCGTTGGTGGCGGCTGTACAGCCGGCTGTTGTTGTTGATTCTGTATATATTGTTGCCGTTGCTGATACTGTTGAGCTTGTTGGGCTTGTTGAGCATGGGTCCAGTTCCTGACACGGTTCTGATACTCTGCATCAATACTGGCTGCAGACATCGACCCTGCCTGTGCTTGGATTATCTCCTCCTGCGCGGCCAAGATCGCATCGGTATTACCTTCTTCATAAGCCTTCTTGTATTTAGCACGTGAGACTTCAACTGCGAGTGTTGCGGCGGTCTTGACCCTCTCGACCAAGTGCGCCTCACCGGTGCTGATGATGTGCGCCTGTTCCTGATTCTGCCGGTTGACAGATTGTGCGTAGAGGACCGCCTCATTACGCATTTTCTCAGACTCCTCACGCTGACGGTTGGCTTCCTTTGCCTGCCATGTGAGTTTGTTGATACGTTTTTGTACCTTCTCGCCATACTGTTCGATATCTTCATCGGTTGTCTTGGCCGGTATCTCGTCTTTCTTTTTGACAACTGTATCAGCATCGCTTGTTACTACAACTTCAAGCTTCTCATCCTTGTCCTCGGGTGGTGTCATATCATCAATGCTGGTGGTAACGCCGAAAAACTTGTCTTCGGGGCTGGTTTCTGTAACCACAGGTTTTGTTTCAGTGTTCATTTGTGCAATCCTTGTTGAATTGAATTATCGTTTCGTAATGCCACGGGGATCATTGACCTTGGCTTCAACACTATCATCGTTGATCAGCCTTACTTCGGTCCCGTCAACGGCAAAGCGTGTGCCGGAATACGAGCGCATCAGAACCCAATCGCCTATTTTGCAATAGGGTTCGCCCGGGAAGCGTTTCTTGTCGGTGTAACAATCCGGTCCCATTGCAATCACCAGACCACAAACGGAGCCTATTTCCTCTATTTGCATGGTTACTGCAGCCTTGGCAATGCCGCCTTCGGTGGTATCACTGCTTTCCGGCAGTGCTATCAGTATCTTGTAGCCAGTGGGTGTAGGCATACGTGCCGCTACCTTGGCCTTTATTGCGTCTTTTTTTTGCTGCTTATCAATGTGTTCTGGCACAATGACTCGCTGTGTTGAAATTTTACTCATTTAATTTCCTGCATCGGGGTAAACGCCCCGTGTCGCTGCGTTACATATGTAACGAATCTATTCCTTAACGATCCTTTCGCTGAGTTCAAGCAGTTCACGCTGTACCCATAAGAGTCCATCCATGAAACCTACCCTGTTCCTGTATTCTTCAAATGTTTTGCAGGAACCACCCATAATATCGTTACCACTATCGCTTATACGTTGTTCGATCAGCCTGTTGAGCCTCTCAAGGGTCTGATCACTTGCTTGCGCCATCGTTTTTCGCCTTAATCAGTTTTTCTGCCGCTTCAAGGCCAATGCGATAGCCCTCAAGCTCCTCTGTTGAGCTTAATTTGTCCCTTTCAAGCTCATGTGTGCGTTGATCGGAGGATGCCTTGGTTGCAATCTTCGCGCCCTCTATCATTCCGTGTTGATCCAGTTTATCTCGCTCCAAAATGGCTTTATTGATCTTTTCTTTGAGGTTTTCATCGCCTCTGCGGTCTTCCATGTCCAATTTACGCATACGGAGGTCGTGATTCGAGTCTATCTTCTTGCTTTCACGTACATCCTTGGCTTTTTCGGCCCCTTCCTTGATAGCCAGCTCATGTTCTTGCAACTGGATGATCGGGTCTTTCTGTTTCTCTGCGTTTTCCTCCGCCTGTGCCATCTTCTGCGCTTTTCCGGTCAATTGTGCCGCTGCCGGCGCAACCATGCGGGATATTCTCAGTTCTATGTCCTCCGGCATGGGTTCATCCATTGATGGGAGATGGACACCAAGCTCCTCTTCGATCTTCTGGCGGTATGCAAAGGCCAAATGCTCTGAAAGGTGGTCTGCCGCTGCCGCCATGACCGCTTTTGCGTTTGGATGCTTCTCCATCAGCTTCATGATCTGTGGATTCTGGGCTGCCGCCATGTGTGCGGTGATATGTGCCTCATGGTCCTGATACAGAAAGGCTTTGACCGGCTTGCCATTGATGATGTTCATCGTTTCTGTAACCGGATCGGTCGGTTTCATGTCATCTTCGGTCGGAACCAGCTTATCGGCCTCCTGCAGTCCAAGAACCTCGATCATCTGCCGGTGTAACAGGGGTAAATCGTATAATTGCGGTGCTTGTGCCGCTAATTGCAGTGCTGCCTGATACTGCATGATGCGTTGTGCCATCGTACCGGCGTTGGGATCGCTGACCGGTATGATATCCACGCGACCATCGAAGTCCTCGGTAATGCTACTTTCACCATCGACATCATAAGGGTACTTGTCGGGTCCGAAAGTGGTGATAATCTCGGACAGGATGTTCAATTCACGGCCCATTGCAGCATGGATGCGCGCCTGAACCGCGCTCATGACCTTCATCTCGCGCTCAAGGATTGCAAGGGTCGTGCCAACCGGTGCTTCGCCGTTCATATCGGAGGCTTTTACATCTGCTGCCGAGGCAAACCTGCGCCCTTCTGTGACAATATCACCCAAAAGCTGGTAGAGGACAGCCGAAGGCTCCTTGTACGGCATGAAGGCTATGTTGTCCTTGATGGCCCCCATCGGAACATCGACATCCCTGAACTCACCCGGCATGATCGGGCTGTCATCGCCCTTGATCCGCAAACCCTTGGTTTTAAGACCGCCCGGAAGATTGGATAATGTGCCGGCATCCACCAATTGTCGCAGTAACGAGGTGGCTGACTTGGTAAGGCCGCCAATCATATGGACCAGACCAAAACCATAGAAGCCAAAACCGGGTAAATACTGGTAGTGAACAAAGTGTTCACGCTTTAATTTATTTGTATCATTCTCCAGCCAGTTACGGCGTATACCGAGAATTTTTCTGGAAGATTGATCCACTGTGATAACGTAGGGCAGGGCTATACCGGTGGGGTCCATGCCCCGCATGTCCTCAAACCCCGGAAGATCATATTCGACCTGCATCTCCAGCAAGGTATACCTGCTATCGTGGTTGATGCCGCCATCGCTGCCGGTCAGTTCATCATGTTTTTCTTCTATCTTGGTCTGCTGTCCAACGGGTTCATCCAGATCAATATCCATATAGAAACCGGATACCTGAGATTTCCGTATCTGGTTCTTGGTGCGCTTCATGATATGGGTTGCGCGTTCACAGGTACTCAGATCAGATGCACCGTAACTGACCACAAAATCTTCAGCCGGAACAAACATGGCAACCGGGCGACTGAGGGTATTATCCTGATAAAGCTTTCTGAAAGCCGAACCCGCTAACGGCAGACTGAATAACAGCTTCTCAGTCTCATTGCGGTATTCCACCATTATCTTGGTGCAAACGTAATTCATGTATTCGACCACCCGGGCCGACTGCTTGGTCCTGTCGGCGGTGATCTTGCCCACAATGGTTGTCTTGACCGGACCCGAGGCCGGGAATATCTCTTGTATGGTCTGCGCCTGAAACCGTACTACCGAATCTGCCAGCATGGGATGGAATACCCCACATGCACCATCCCAAGGCTTGGTGCGGTCCTCGAACTTCAGACCCAACATATCCAGACCTTCCATATAGGTCTTTTCCCAATCCGCACGACTTTCCTTGTCGTTATCAAAAGACTCGATAAGATCGGTCGCAATAGCGTTGAGTTCCGAGTCATCAATATGTTCCGCAAGGTTCGCGTTGAACTCTATTGGTGGTGCTTCCTCCTCGCCAAAGAATATATCTGCGCCGCCATCATCCCTCATGGTGGTCTGATTATCCTGATTGAGAACAATGTCCACCCTCTCCGGTGGAGCACCATTAACTTTCTGGGGCCGTTGGTTTTCAATCATGGCTGAAATAGCCACCCTTGGTTGCCTTGCCCATGCCACGGCAACGATTCTTTACCTTGCCACCCTTCTTCATGCCGGGAGGTGTCCTGCCAATTGACTCATAGGCTTTTATGGTTTTCTTTTTCCGCTGCTTGGCGAGCCATTCTTCGCCCTCCTTCTCAGTCATTGGCTGCTTGAGAATCTTACCGGATGGATCGAAAATCGCATTCATCACGTTCCCGTCCTTCTTGTGCGCCTTGATGGCAGCATGTACCGGATGTGCCGCTGACGGTTTCCACAGGAAATCAAGCTTACTCATTACTGTGCAGTCAAGGTCGTGTAGTCATCGGCATCGGTAAGGGTCTGGTTTGTGTCTGTCCACAGGGAATATTCAGCAAATGAATCATTCAGGATTTCCCGTAATTCCTGCGCCTGCTTTATGGTTATTTCAATCTTTTTACTGCCAATTTCCAATACCAGCTTTGAAATTTTAACTTTTGCTTTCTTGCTCATGTTTACTCCATCTTACTCAATAGGGTGAATAGGTTCTGCGGAGAATAGGTGTGTCCTCCTCGTCCGAATACAATGACAGGAAGCCGCCCTGCCTGAACCTTAATAAAGCCTGTGTGCCGGAATCGACATAATCATCATATTCACCCACCGGAAAGGCTGCAAACTCCTCCATCACCTCATCCGCCCAACGGGTTTCAGGACACCATACAACACCGGAAGCAAAAAGATCACTGACCGCATTGACCCTCACAACCTTGTCATTGCCACGGGTGGGGGTGAACTCGGATACGGGTATCCCCATTGCCCGTAACTCATGGATCAATGGCATCCCGGTGGCCTTGGCCTCCACTATGAAGGAGTCCGGTTGGCGGTCCTTGTACATTTGAAATGCCTTCTTCTTGAGCTTGGGAAAATCCATACGCTCCCTGAAGGCATCGAGTAATATAATGTTCTTCCTGCTGATTCCATCATCATCTGGATGATCGAATATGCCCCATGTGGTACAGGCCGAATAATCTGCAGACTCCTTTCTGGAGAATGCCGTGTCCCATGACTGGATGATGTATTCACATTCCGGCGGGTCATCACGAACCCATCGCCTCCACCATTCCCGTTTGACCAGCGCGCCCTCTTCTGCGGTCGGGTTCTGCAGGTATTGTGCGTTCCACTGTGCCACGGACATGACTGACTTGGTTGCCCGTAACAACTCTGTAGGCCAGTATTCAGGCCATAATGACCTTAACGGGTCTGCCTCGGTGTCATCACCAAAGGTGGCGGGTAATTCTATCACCTCCCACTGATCCGACATCGGGTTGGAGGTCATCTTCTTGATCAGCTTGCCGGTTAAGTCTCGCATGTGCCAGCGTGTCATTACGATGACTATTGCCGCGTATGGCTGTAGCCTCTGCCTTGGTCCTGTCCTGAACCATTCATAGACATCTTCAAAGGCGCTTGCGTCACCACCCAAGGCGCGCAGGTAGTCCTGCTCGGTGTGCGGGTCATCAATAATGAAAAGATCGGCTCCCTTGCCGGCCACACCACCGGATGTACCAATGGCAAAATACTCTCCGCCCTTGGAGGTTGACCACTGGCCTGCAGCCTTGGAATCAGGAACCAGCGCAGTACCCGGGAAGAGTTCCTGATACTTGTCCGAATTAACGAGGTTACGCACCTTCCTGCCCCACGACTTGGAGAAGTCACCACTATGGGTACTCTGGATGATCTTGCGGTCCGGGTAATGACCGAAATACTTGGACGGCAGCAGGAATGATGAAAACTCACTCTTGGTAAATCTCGGCCCCATGTTGATGATCAGCCGTTTCAGGCTCCCGTCTATCACACGGTCGAAGGCATCTGCCATCTTTGCGTGGTGCGCGCCCTCGATGAAGGCCGGCCACATATGTTTGGTATAGGCCATGAAACTGCCACGGGCCATTGTTAATTCTTCGGACTTCTCGATCTCATCGAGATCGGCCATTATATCTACCTGCTCAGATTGAGGTAATGTTCTTACCTCGCTCAGTAACTCCGTGTCAAAAATCAAAGTCCGATTGCTTTGGCAGCCTGACCAGCATATCTGGAAGGATGCTTGAACCAGTCGCTATGCGCCTTTACTGCCGATCTCCTCTTGGTTGAACCGCGCTTATCGCTGCCGGTGTAGCCGACACGACCGGCATCGCCCCAAGAATGAAACAGGAGCATTTTGGCCCATTTGACAGCATCGTCATGCGGGGTGGAAAAGATCACCATCTTTGTGACACATGCCGGTATTTCCGCATCCCTGTCTATTGCCGGGGAGAAATGAACCACCTTGAGTTTTTTCTCAGGGTGTTCTTGGTGCAGTAACCCACATGCCTCATTGAAATAATTTCCGCCATTTGAATGGGTATAGGCCACATCAGCATGTAACAAGGCCCCGGCTATTCGTTTTACGTCCTTTTTGTGGTTGAAACGTACTTTGAACAGCCAGTGCCAGCCATAATCGGCAGTGTCCTTGTCAACGCTATGGCCCATTGCGACCAATGGTTCTGCCATCGTGTCAATAGTACCCCTGCCGCCATCCTTTACGTTAAAACCATGTATAAGGATGATGTGCGCCATCAGTCTTCCAGTGGTGTCCACCACCCGTCTTGACCGGTGAATGGATGGATCATGGGTTCACCAAGATCATATTCATCCAGATCATCCTTGCTGCGGGATGAATAACCAATACGAACACCCGCCACGTATGTATGATGACCGCCAATGATCTCTGGAATATAGAAATAATAACTGGTGTTGGCCTGTAATGAGCAATCAGCGCCACGCAGGGTGGGTTCACCGAATCCAACCGCAGGCCACTTATCCTTGCCGTCCTCGGTCAAAAACAGGTTACTGAAGTCCAAGGGCGTTCCGCTGCCATCTTGGGCGCGAGAAAATACCGGCTTCAAATACTGCATACCAAAAGAACTGTGTGCATCCGCCGTAAGACGGATCATACGCTCGTCCTTGTTTCCGGTCGGACAATGTAACACCCACGGGCCACGGCCCTTGATATTGATGTAAGTGTTGTTACGATCACCAAAACCGGAACCACGAAAGCTTCTCCGCGCCCACTGAACCTTGTCAAATTCTAAAAATGTTGTCATGTTATATATATCTCCTTCGTTTGCTGACACCCCCTCTGTGCCAGAATAAATTGGTCCCCTAGTAATCCTCATGTACGGTCGGTGTGCGGGTCTGCTGTACCAGCGTTC